CTATTTATCAAATAATTTCATGGCTGATTGCTTTTTGTCAGTGTATAAATGTGAATAAGTCTGTATAGTCTGTGTAATGTTTGAGTGACGCATTAACTCCATTAACAGATACATGTCTATACCATTATTAATTAAATACGTTGCATAAGAGTGTCTTAAGCTATGAACTTTTAAATCTGGAAATACTTCTTTAAATCCACGTGTGTAAACATTATAAGAAATGTGTTTATCTTTACGTGGAAATATAAAACTTTCGCCACTGAACCCTTTGTATAGGGTTTGGTGGTTTTTATATTTGTTATCTAATATTTCTCTAATATGCTTAGGTACTGGAACTATGTTTGTACTTTTTTCAGTTTTGGTGAAATGTTGTATTTTTCGCGTACGTTGTACAACAATTTTATTCACATCTAATTCACCTTTAATCATGTCATAATCTTTCCACTGTAAAGGTAGGGCTTCTCCTACACGTAACCCCGTATAAAATAATACTTTAGTTAAATCACGTACTGTTTCATCTTCTATTTCCTCTACTCTCTTATCAAATTCTTCACGTGTAATATACTCTTGCTTAGGACTTGTATATGGTATCGTTTCTATTGTTCCAGAAGGATCGTACGTTAATCTATAATTCTTCTTAGCATAGTTAAATACTGATTTAAAATTCATAATAATTGTTCTAGCATATCCAGCGGAAATATTTTTATCATCTACTAAAGATTTTCTGAATTCTTTACATTGTTCTATCGTGATTTGGCTAATAGGTAAGTGACCAAATTTATCTTGTAAATGCTTTTTATATAAATTTTTCTTAGCTCGTTTAGATTGTTCTGTTAAATCTTTATTCTCTAATCTATCAAAGAATATATTACCAAATGTCTGCGAATCAGAATAACCATTTTTAACGTTTTGTATGAATTCAGATTCTGCTAGTTTAGCATCCTTTTTCTTAATAAAACCACGTTTTACTTTACGTTTATGCTTTCCGAATACATCCACATAGAATGCTGAAAAGTAATATTTCCCTGTTTTTTTGTCTTTATATACTGGCATATTATTAATCCTCCTTAAAAAAAGATAAAAATATATACCCATAGATAAAAACTATGGAAAAGTGATTAATCTATAGGTATATGTTATAATTGGTGTGAATAGGATATCGGGCGCTCGTGGTTTCGTTATTTCAGAAACTATGCGTTGCACCTTCCTTATAAAAGGCTTGGCTCAAAGTCACCATATCTTATGACTTAGGTTTTCTCTGAATTCACCCGATGCAAACTATACATTACTGTATAGAAGGGCAATTCAATTACCAGGTAGCGAAACACTTGACGAATTAAATTCAGGTACATCTATACGAGAAGTAGAGAAATCTGTTGGGTCAAAGTTGAATTTCATGTTAGCCATCTCTCCAATACCTTTTGTTATATCGCTAGATAATAATGAAATAGAATTCTCTTGGGTAGTAGTTCCAATACTCAATTATGTTATCGCCACCGTTTTTTATCGGTGGCTTCTTTATGTTTCCATAAAGTTCAGCATATGTGTTTATCCTATTTTAAAATATATAGGGCAGAGGTAACTGCCCGTTATTTATCCATTCTATTAATTAACATTAGTGCTAATTTACCAGTAGCCCTACAATCATTTAGTGCATTATGAGACAATCCATCATCTAAATTAAAATGATTTTTTAGTGTTTCTAATTTATGATTTGGAGTCTCATCTATCAATCTTCTTGCATAAGTTAAAGTATCGAATACTCTAAATTTTTTATGTTCTATATTAAAATCATAAAGGTTTTTCAAAAGGAATTTTAAATCAAAAGGAGCGTTATGAGCTACAATAGTTTTTCCTTCAAGTAAATTTTTCAGTTCTTCCATATATACTTCAGATAATTTGGGATTATCTTCTAAAAATTCATTAGTTATGCCTGTTTTCCGCATAACAGTTTTGCCAACTGGTTTATTTGGTTTGAAGTATTTTGTATGTTCATCAATTACTCTTCCTTCTTGGTATTCAACGACACCATATTGGATAATTTCATTTTCTTGGTATTTCAAACCTGTAGTTTCAAAATCCAAAACTACAAAGTTTGGTGCTAATTTCTTAGCTTTTGTATAGGTTAAATCTAAAGGCTCCGCATATTTTTCCTCACTTATTTGTTCACTGTTTTCAATATGTTTAACATCATAGGACTCATTGTTTGAATGATTTATATTTGTTTTTTCAGTTTCTATTTCCTTTATATACTTTTCTTTTAAGTCAAGTTTCATTTTCAACAATTCGTTTTGTCTTTTTAAATCTTTATCTTCATTGTTGCCATCATTCTTAATGTCACTGTCTTCACTGTTCTTGCTTTCATTTTCGACGGAAATGCTTTCTGTCTGCGTTAGTGTATCTTCTTTATTTTTTCTATAATCACTTATATCTTTTTGCTTATTTGCAATTTTGTTTTCCTTGTTACTTTGTCTATGTCGATTGATTTTCGATATTTTTGTTATACTTAAAATAGTAAGGCACACAAAAGCAAACAACATTATGATGCTAACGAGGTCTACTCCGGTTTCTGACATAACGCCGATACCTCCAATCACCATTAAGATTGAAAATATTAAAAGCGAATAATATAACACCATTTTCATTCTGTATTCTCCTTTATAATAAATTTATATAAAAGCGCGACGAAGGAGGCTGTTATTAAAATGTTTTTACGCTTGCTACAACTCTACCTACAATTTTCACTTCGTCATTTTTGTTATAAACTTGAGGGTAGTGATTAGGGTTATTAGATTCTGGTATTAGAATAATTTGATCGTTGTTATATCGGATTCTTTTAACCGTCCCGTTATATCCATTTATCATAACTACACCTAGCTGACCATTTTCGACGATAGAATCTTTTTCTATAACAACTACGTCGCCTTCATCGAAAACTTTATTCATACTATCACCAGATACTTTCAAACCAAATTCTTCTTTATCATCACTCAATTTTTCTTTAGAAAAGTATATGTAATCAACTAAGTTTTCTTCACTGTAGATAGGAAGTCCTGCGGATATCTGAGAAACAACCGGAATTTTCTTCACTGGTAAAGTGTCTATTGGAGACTCTACTTTAGATTTTTCAATTCCCATTAAATCTTCTGGTTTAATATCTAATCCCTTACAAATTTTGATGACGTTTTCTACTTTAGCGTTAAATACTCCTCTTTCTAAAATAGATCTAACTGTTGTATAAGCTAAACCGACTTCTTCTGAAAAAGCCTTCACACTACCTGATTTTATTTCCATTAGACGTTTTAAATCTTTTTCTTTAGTCATATTCGTTTACCTCATTTCTAATTTGTACCTATATAATAACATGCGAAAAATCGTATATCAAGTTAAAATTAAATAAAAAATATGAAATTTAGTATTGACCTAGTACGAAAATTCGTATATATTTTAATTAAGCAATCGCCAAGGTTGCTAAAAAATTTAAACTTAAATACGAAAATTCGTATTAAGGAGGAGGTACTATGTTGTCGAACTTAGAAAGTGTCAGAAAACAGAAAAATGTATCTCTGGTAGATATCGCTGATTTATTAGAAGTAAGATATCAAACAGTTTCAGATAAGATTAACGGAATTTCAGATTTTAAGTTTGGAGAAGCGTTACTTATTAAAAACCAATTTTTTCCAGAGTACGAAATAGAATATCTGTTTTCGAGAGAAAAACAACCAACTTAAAAAGAGAAAACGTAATTCAGCACTCACATAGAGCATTTATGAGCGAGGGTAGGCGACAATATGAGCCACACCATAATACATATAAGGTCATTGCCAAGACCGAATGTTGTATGTGGGTGCTGAAAGAAAAGGAGGAAAACAAATGCAAGAATTACAAGTATTCCAAAACTCTCAATTTGGAGATTTAGAAATTTTAGCTATTGGAGGCAAGGAATGGTTTCCTGCAGTTAAAGTAGCAGAAGTATTAGGTTATACAAATCCTCACAAAGCAGTAAGAGATCATACCAAAGAACGTGGGGTAACGATTCGTTCAGTCATCGACTCGCTTGGAAGATACCAAGATAAGAAATTCATTGACGAAGGTAATTTATACAGATTAATCACTAAATCAAAATTACCACAAGCAGAACAATTTGAAGAATGGGTTTTCGAAGATGTTTTACCTTCTATTCGTAAACATGGCTTATATGCAACAGACAATGTGATTGAACAAACAATAAAAAATCCAGATTATATCATCAATATTTTAATGGAGTATAAGCAAGAAAAAGAAAATAATTTACTTTTAAAACAAGAAATTGGAGAACTTAAACCCAAAGCTGACTATGTAGATGAAATATTAAAATCGCCAGGAACTATGACGATAACTCAAATTGCAGCTGATTACGGTCTGTCCGCTCAAAAATTAAATAAATTACTACATGAAGCACGTATACAACGTCGAGTAGGTAAACAATGGGTGTTATATACAGAACATATGAATAAAGGTTATACAAAGTCAGAAACGATAAATATCGTTCGTTCAGATGGAACACCAGATACACAACCACAAACAAAATGGACACAAAAAGGCAGATTAAAAATACATGAATTACTTACTAACTTCGGTTATGAAGCAGAGGTAGTAGAAATATAGGAGGAAACGGAATGAAAACTTTATATAAAATATCGTTACTTAGCACTTTAGGAGTTATTGCATGGAAATTATACGAGATAGAAATTAACACGCAGAAACCAGGAATCAAATTAACTTCAAAAGGTTTAACAACTACAATTGGAACACATCTAATGAGATAGGAGGAAACGGAATGAATAATTTTAATGAATTAAATGACGAAGTATTAGTAGAAGAAATGGAAACGTTAAAAGTAGTTTTAGAAAAACAAAAAAGAACCAACTCCACAACAGGTTGAAGCTGCTGCGAAGTTGATTGAAGCAATACGTGCTACAGCGTTTGATTATTAACGAGCAGCATTACTTGCTTGGCGTTCATCTTTGCAAACTATCGCATTTGTAACATTATTCAAGTTTATAAATTGATTTTCATTTGCAAAGATAGTTGATTCATCAATGATTTCAGAACGAGTTACAGTAGTGTGTTTGCCATTAATATATTTAACCACTACAGCATAATTGTCATTTAATGAATCGTTTATTGATTTTGCATTCATATTAATTTCACCCCCTTTGCACACAGATAAATAAATTATACCAGAAAGGATTGGTTACATGAGAAAACAATTCTTAAATTCAAAAGATGTAGCGCTTATAACAGGGAGATCAATCGCAACAGCCAACAGAAGAATCAACATGATGAACAAAGAATTAAAAGAACAAGGATATTACACTGAACCTGGTTTGATACCAGTAGTAGTATTCGAAGAAAAGTATAAAGGTATTAAAATACCTGATGAAATGTTGGAGGTGAATTTATGAATGAATTTTTATCGGTTTTAACTGGTGTTTTAGTAATGATGCTTTCATTAGTATTTACGAATGACTTTACGCATTTAATAGTTATCTACTTTGCAACATTCTTCATAGCATACTGTTGGTTCTGGCCAGAGTTTTTCAAGTCAATAAAAAAGACCGCTAAGCGCAGCAACGCTTAACAGTCAAAAATGTTATGTAAAAATATGTAACTTCACTATACATCTTAATAATGGAGGTAGTCAAATGTATTACAGAATAAATGATGAAAGCAAGAAAATAATAAATGTACAAGGGTTCCAATTTATTTTACGTGTAATAAAGGTTGCACAATTTGAAGTCAACGTGTCTATAGAGACGATTGAACAAGAATTAGTAGATGAAATAGTAGTAGCAGATGAAGAATTAGGTGTAAATGCTGCTAGAGAAATATTAGAACAATCTGTCTTTAACTGGTTAGAAGAAAACACAGATGAAGCAGACAGAGTAATGAGTAAGGTGATGCAGTGGTGAAAGAAATAATCACATACATCATTAAAGCTAAGACTGATTTTGATGATTTATATATTTATAACAAGCCATCTGGTAGTAATCCGAAAGTTATATATACAAATGAAAAGTTAGATGCTAAAGAATTTAACGGTATGGAAGAAGCAAGCATTGATATGACCAAACACAAGGCTATTAAAAGAATTTATCCAGCGTCATATGATATCGATTTAGAGGAGGTACAAGATGACTGAAGAACAAGATATTCTTAGTAAATTGCATATTCAAGATATAAGCGAAAAGAATGCTAATAAATTCTATAAATTTGCTATCTACGGAAAGTTCGGGACAGGCAAAACGACATTTCTTACAAAAGATAAAAATGCGCTTGTGTTAGATATTAATGAAGACGGAACCACAGTGTCAGAAGATGGTGCAGTTGTATCAATAAGAAATTACCAACACTTTATTTACATTATTAAATCATTACCACAGGTCATAGAAGCTTTGAGAGCTAATGGCAAACACATAGATGTAGTCGTAATTGAAACGTTACAAAAACTACGTGATATGACTATGGATGATGTAATGAAAGGTTCAAGTAGAAAGCCAACATTTAATGATTGGGGCGAAGCAGCTAAACGTATTGTAAGTATGTATAGATTAGTTGCTAAGTTTCAAGAACAATATCAATTTCATTTTGCGGTATCTGGACACGAAGGTATTAACAAAGAGAAAAACGATGACGGGGCAATAATCAATCCGATTGTCACATTAGAAGCACAAGATCAGATACGTAAGGCAGTGCTTTCTCAAAGTGATGTATTAGCAAGAATGTTAATAGAAAACTATGAAGAAGGTGGAGAAAAGAAATATCAGTATGTATTAAATGCAGAACCTTCTGAAACTTTCGAAACGAAAATCAGACATTCACCAAATATAACTATAAATAACAAAAGGTTTATCAATCCAAGTATTAAAGATGTAGTAGAAGCAATAAGAAACGGAAACTAAATTATAAAAATTAAAAGGACGGTAATTAAATATGAACTTCAACTTAAATTTACAAGGCGCACAAGAAATTGGTAACTATATGCAACCAGGACAATACAGTGTAAAGGTTAAGAATTTTGAATCTAAAGAATCTAAAAATGGACATCCACAGATTGCGATAACTTTCATTCATAAAGAAGAAGGAGAATTTACACACTTCGCAAATGGAGATACGTCAAACGACTTTGCTAAAAACTGGTTGTTTACATTCTTAAAAGCTGTAGGAGTCCAAGATAACAACGGTCAATTTAGTTTCACAGAAAAAGATATTATCGGTAAGCCAATCAACATTGAATTAGAACGTAAATACAATGACTATACAGAAAAATGGAACACAGTATTAAAACGATTTTGGAAATTTGATGGTACAGCAGTTTACGAAAAATACGAAATAAAAGAATCAGAAAAAATAATATTAATCACCAACAAAACAGTAAGCCTAGTGTTAATGATGATAATCCATTCGCTAATGCAAACGGACCTATTGATATTCAGGACTCAGATTTACCTTTCTGATTGGATTGATTTAATTGTCAAAAATTACTAAATATAACAAAAGACATGACGGTTTATATGATGTAGTTGTCACTGGTGTAGAAGTGCCAGAACAAGCAATTGATTTATTAGATTTAAACCAAGCGATAGATGTTGATTGTTCAGTGGTAGATCCTAATTCTATCACTGGCAAACAACGTAAAAAGATATTTGCACTTGTAAATGATATAGAAGCTCATACTGGGCAACCAAGAGATTATATGAGGGAAATGTTCCAGGATTACGTGAAGTTTAACTATGGATATCAAAATAGAATATCGTTAGCAAATTGTAGTAGAACGCTAGCTAAACAAATTATTGAAGTAATAATAGCATGGGTGTTCTTACACGATATTCCTCTGAATTATAAAACAAGTGACTTAATGAAGAATGATAAACAATTTCTTTATTGGTCTACCATTAACCGAACTTGTGTTATATGTGGTGCTGTAAACGCTGATTTAGCACATTATCAAACAGTAGGTAGTGGACGTAATAGAAATAAGATAAATCATACAAATAATAAAGTACTAGCCTTATGCAGAAAACACCATACAGAACAACATCAAATAGGCATGGACACATTTAATAGTAAATACCACTTACACAATAGCTGGATAGCAGTAGATGATAAATTAAATAGCATGTTACGAGGTGAAAAACAATGAAGGCTAGGCCTTTGAATTATAGAGATAGACGTTTTATGGGTTACAGGATAGCTAACCTTAGAACAGCAGCAGAAGAAACACAGGTTCAATTTAGCGGAAGATATAGCGTTAATAGATTGGCTGTAATCCGTTGGGAATGTGGCGAGAATATACCAAAGATGCACGTATTAAAACAAATGGCAGAAGACTTCAACACAACGGTTGAATGGATATTGTACGGAGAAGGTGAGAAAGACGGTTAAAAGTATTTATTTACAAGATGGTGAAGAAATATTTGTAGATGATGAAGATTATGAGAGAGTTAGTCAACATACGTGGTGGAAAATTTTTTCTCATAATACTAGATGTATTGTTTCAAAAGATGCTAAAAAAGATTTTATATATTTAGTTCCATTTATACAAAAAGATTCATATCAATTAGTGAAAAATAATGATTTTACAAAAAGAAATCTAACTAATCAAGGTAATAAACAAAGGTGGAGAAAAGCTAATAATAAAGGATCGTCTAAATATAAAGGTGTGACATGGAATAAACAACAAAACAAATGGCGTGCAAATATTCTTTTTGAGGGTAAACCGAAGCATTTAGGCTATTTCACCAGCGAAAATGAAGCTGCCCTAGCTTACAACCGAGCAGTATTAGAATATTGGGATGGAAATGGTTATTTGAATGTTATCGGGGAGATTAATAGAACTGCCAAAAATAATTATAAGACAAAACCAAATCAAAATATTGCTAGAAAAGGTAAGTCTAATTATAGAGGTGTGACAATAAAAAATAGTTATAACCGTATTTCAAGTCAAATCCAGTTTAAAAAAAGAAAATTCCATATAGGAGATTTCAAATCTACTATACAAGCAGCTTTAGCTTACAACAAATGTGCAATTTACCTTCACGGCGACGATGCAATCCTAAACGACGTTCCTATGACAGACGAACTTAAAGAATTTATATCTAACTGGGAAATACCAGATAAAATCAAAGCACTAAAAGAAGGTGAGAAAGATGGCAACATTTAGAGTTTACAAAGAATCAGGAAACTTTGTAATGGTGCATAAAGATTTTATACACGATAGCAATTTGAGTTGGAAAGCTAAAGGTATATTACTTTATTTACTTAGTAGACCAGATGATTGGCAAGTGTACGAAACAGAAATTGTTAAACATTCTAGTGATGGCCTTAGTGGATTAAAAAGCGGGATTAAAGAATTGGAGGAAGTTGGTTATATCCAACGTAATAGAAAACGAGATGATAAAGGTAGGTTAAAAGAGTATGAATACTTGGTATATGAACAACCTAACCACGTTCGATTTTCCAACGTAGGAAAAACCAACGTAGGAAATTCCTACATAGGAAAAACCTACGTAGGAGAATCGCATACTACTAATAATAATAGTACTAATAATGATTTAACTAATAATAACAATACTAATAATGATAGTAATACTAGCGCAACTAACGTTACGCGTGAACGTTTTGAAGAATGGTGGAAACTTTACGATAAAAAGCTAGATAAGAAAAAAGCATTTAGCTTATTTAAATCAGCACTTAAAGAACATAGTTATGAAACTATCATGAATGGTACTAGAGAATATCTTAAAACGATTACGAATAAACAATATCAAAAGTACCCTAAAACATTTTTAAGTCAAGAAAGTTATATGAATGACTTTACAGAAGAAACACAACCTACAGGACAAGATCAACTAGAACGTATGAAACATGACCCTAGTTATTGGGATTAGGAGTGATTAAATGAAACGTATGTTAAGCCCTAGAATAACGGAAACACTTAAACAATATGAAGCTAACGATGTAGAGAAAGGACTGTATTGTGAAAAGTGTGGTAACAAATACGATCTGCACACATTTAGTAGTGGTTATGAATATCGTGACGGTTGCGAGTGTAGCATGATTGCAGCAGGCAAAGAAGCAGAGAAAAAACGTAAGCAGAAAGCAATCAATAATATATTTAATCAATCTAATGTTAATTACTCATTACAAGAAGTCACGGTGAACAATTATCAACCACAGAACCAATCACAAACAGATGCTAAACAAACTGCTATAGAGTACGTTAAAACATTTTCTATAGATAAACCTAAGTCATTAATCATGCAAGGCTCATATGGAACAGGCAAATCACACCTAGCGTATGCAATTGCTAAAGCAGTTAAAGCACAAGGTTATTCAGTAGCATTTATGCACATACCAATGTTAATGGATCGTATCAAAGCTACTTACAATAAAAATGCAGTTGAAACTACAGACGAGTTAGTCAAATTACTTAGCAGCATAGACTTGCTTGTATTAGACGATATAGGTGTAGAAAACACAGAACATACATTAAACAAACTATTTAGCATAGTTGATAACAGAGTAGGTAAAAATAACATATTCACTACGAACTTTAGTGATAAAGAGTTAAATCAAAACATGAATTGGCAACGTATCAATTCACGTATGAAACATAATTCACGCCAAGTAAGAGTGCTTGGTGATGATTACAGGGAGAGAGACGCATGGTAACTAAACAATTTATTAAACAAAATCTTGGATGTTCAGATATATACGCACAGAAACTAATTAACTATGCTCATGGAGACGAGAAAGTATTATATGAACTATTTATCCAAAAGTTAAATGAAAGACTTACACGTCAAGCTATTTGCGAGGTGGGGTAAATGGGATTGAGTCAGAGATACACGTTAAAGGATAAAAATTCAAAAGTTGTAGCGACAGTTATTCCACTAGATAGAAACAGAAATAGTGTAGCTGGATTGAAAAAGTCGTTAGGAATTGATGAAGATATCGTAACTGACGAAAGATTAGATGAAATCAAGCGTATATATAACCTGAATGACAAAGAACAAACAAGCATATTTGATTATCTATAGGAGTGAATAAATGAAACGTATAGAGCTAACAGTAGATGCACCTATGGCATCACCTAGACCAAGGTTTAGGAATGTAGGTAAATATGTTCAGACTTATATGCCTGCTAAATATACAAACCATAAGAGAATGTTAAGAAAACAGATGCCTTACATGATGATAGACAAATCAATTAGGTTAACAATCGAGTTTCATTTCCCTTTGCTTAAGTCATGGAGTAAGAAGAAACATGTAGCTATGGTAGGCCAATACAAGAGAACCAAACCAGATATAGATAATCTAATTAAAACAGTATTAGACGCTGCAAATGGTCATGTTTGGCAAGATGATAATCAAATAGTGGAGATTACAAGTTTTAAGAAGTATGCAGAGGAACCAAAGATAATTATACATTTAGATATAGAAGGTGATTCCAATGAATGAGGAGTTCGCAACAATCAGATACAACGTTTATGTAGAAAAGCGTGTGTACGTTAATCAGAGGGACGATGACAATACAGCTACTGAAAAATTAAGCAATCAGATGTGGACGAATAAAGAAGAATACATGGACGCTAAACCACTAGAGTTTGAAGAACCGAAAATTATAAGTAGAGGATATTAGGAGGACGAACAATATGGCATTACAACGTGTGAAGGATAAACATGGAGAAGTATGTTTTGTACTTAAATTTGGAACTGAAACACACTTAATACCAATAGAAGATTATCAACTGGCAAAAGAACTAGGTATAGCTCATACAACAATTAGAAAACATCTTGTAAACGGAACGAAAAGTTTCAAGGAGTACATCGAAAAATATGAACGTGCAAAAGGAACTAGACGTTTAGCTATAGAAGACAGAGAACGTGAAGAACGCAGACTAGCAAGAATAGAAGCTAAACAACTTAAGGAACAAGAACGACTGCAGATGATTGAGAAAGCGAAGTGTAGAAGTAAATGGTTCGAACATTTAGCAGAGAACGACATTTTCCCGAAGGTGGTTAGGTAGATGAAAATAAGAGATTTAAATTTAGATGATTACGTCATTGTGTACGACATAGGCAAAAGTGAGAATAGTGAAGGCATGACGGTTGTAGGCAGAGTAATAGACTTAATCTTTAATGACGAAAATGCAAATCTAGCTAGGATTAATTCAATGGGCAATTTATATACAATCACAGATAACAACTACTTTGATTTATGGAGTAACTATATAGAGAATAATACGGAACATATTGCATTTGATAAAGAGAATACTAATAAGGCTAAAAAATTATTATCTAATGACTTACAACAACGTAAGCGAAACGACACAGTTAACCACCCATCACATTATAACTACGGTGAGATAGAAGTAATAGATTTTATAGAGCAGGTAACGAAACACTACAACCCCAACGTAGCTTATCACATTGGGAATGCTATTAAATACCTAGCACGTTCACCACATAAGAATGGTAAAGAAGATGTGGAAAAAGCTAGATGGTATATCGAACGTGCATTTGAGAATTGGGAAGTGAAGTAGATGATACAACTTTTAGAACTATTCGGTGGGATTGGAGCGCCTAGAAAAGCATTACTAAATTTAGGTTATGAACATAAGGCTATTGATTATGTGGAAATAGATGAAAAGTCAGTTAGAACTTATAACGCTTTATATGACCACTTACACAAACCGCAAAGCGTAGTCAATTGGAATTTAAAACCAGACATATTAGTACACGGTAGTCCTTGCCAAGATTTTAGTAGAGCTGGAACAAGATTAGGTGGCAATGATGAAGATAAGACAAGATCGTCATTAATGTGGGAGACAATTCGTATTATCAAAAATATGGGTGAATGGAAACCCAAAGTGGTTGTGTGGGAAAACGTTAAAGGTGTACTCGCTAAAGATATGATACACAACTTCAAAAAGTATTTTGTCGAAATGGAAAAACTAGGTTATGTGAGTAACTACAAAGTTTTAGATAGCAGAGACTTTGGCGTACCTCAAAAAAGAGAAAGAGTATTCGTAGTAAGTATGCTAAATGGTAATACTTTTGATTTCGACACTTTAGAAAATAAACCTATGGATAACATCGAAACGTATTTATTAGATGATGTAGATGAAAAATATACAATCAAATCACCTTCGATGTTAAGAGCAATTAACAAACGTAATAATTTTGGTGGTGGGTTGAAACCGATAGAAGAATATAGTTGGACGATTACTACCAAACAAAACAGATGTCCTAATAGTGGAATCATTCCTATAGGTAACGGTCAATATAGATTGTTAACTGAATTAGAATGTTGGAGGCTAATGGGCTTTGATGATGAAGACTATTACAAAGTAGCAAATGAACACACCACAAGAAAGAATACTACAAATGGAACATTATATAAACAAGCAGGCAATAGTATTGTTGTACAAGTATTAGAAGCAATATTTAAACAAGTGATAGCACAAATGGATACAAGACATAAAGAGCTATCGATATGATCCTATCAAACACAATCGACATACGTTACAAATATAAAACCGGTGGGATGAACACCAAAGAAATGGCACAGTTATTAAAGTATTACGGATTATGCAGATTCTTAAAGTCGATAAATCCTAACAGCTTTATCGTAGCAGTGTTGCCAGAGGATAAAGCACATAACAGGAAAGTAATGGAGGGGTTAAGGAATGAAAATAAAAACTAAGAAACAACTAAACTTACCACAGTTGATTGAGTGGGCGATGGGTAACAATGTAGATAATAGTATTTTTGTAGGAAAGAAAAATCTATACAATGTTGGGTTTAATAAAAATGGTTTAATGTATTTTAATACTACAAAACCTATACCAACAGGAGAAATTTTCACAGTTACTACCGAGGAAGAAATTATGGAAGATACGAGATTAGATGAATTGGTCGTTAGATACAGAAATGATGATATCTATATATTCCCACAAGAAAGAATAAACGACTTTAAAAATGATAGTAGTATTGTTGCTTTCTATATTCCAAACGACGATCTCACTTTAACTTTAATCTGGACTCGTGAGAAAGGGTTGGTGGAGTAGATGATTAAGTTTAGAGCGTGGTTATCTTCTGACAAAAGATTTGCAAATAGAAGTATAAAGTTAGTTGACGATTATACAAAATATTTACTAAAGGAGTGATGGCGAGTGAGTGATGAAGAAGGTAAAGAAGTAATCATCGAATATAACAAAATCAAAGTAGAACGCGACACATTGATAGACGATCTATCTTGGTATAAAGCAAAGGTTAGTAGGTTGGAACGGGAGAATGGACAACTCAAAAAAGAGGAAAAAGTAAACCGTACAAAGGCTTCCTTGTTAACTGAAATAAAAATACTCAAAGAGAAAAATGAGAGATTAAGAAAAGTAAACTCTAACGGGTGGAAACAAAAAGATAAAGTAATTAATAATCTTCATTATCTATACACCACCCTAACCAACCACATACGTTTGAAAGCAGAAATGAACCCAAGCGTGAGTCGATATATAGATTTGGTTAACTACATTGATAGATTGGAGCAGAAATGATGTCAGATGAAATTGAACTAACAGTTACTCAACTATTCACTGAATTACAGCTTACTAAAGACAGTAGCATACAAGCGATACCACTTAGTAATGAAACATATAAAAATAAATTAAACGATTTGGAGGACGAATAGGATGACATATATAGTTAATAAATCATTACCTCGTTCAGTGGAAGAAATAAAACTAATTAAAGTAGTGACAACTATTGGTAATGGTACCGAAGATGAACCATATAGAGAAGTTGAAGCATTGTACGAAAAAGACGGAAGATTATTAGCTGTCTTAGATAATTTTAAATCTATGGAGGACGAGTAGATGGAACCATTAGAATCTGTTCTTGGAGAAGAAGTAAAAGACTACATCGATAAAGATACATTTAGATTTGATTTATTAGGAGGACAAATAAAATGATTGAACCAATAAATACAAAATTAGGAAACGACAACTACACTATCTTACAGGGATATGAAAACACCCAATCATTACAAATCAAACTACTAAGCAACAACGCAACTAAACCTAAACGAGCAGATGATGAATCAGCTGGTTATGATATATACGCAGCAGAAACAGTGATACTTGAACCACAAAAGAAAGCATTAGTTGCTACTGATCTAGCAGTGAATATACCTAAAGGTTATGTGGGATTACTTACAAGTAGAAGTGGTGTGAGTAGTAAGACACATTTAGTAGTTGAAACAGGCAAGATTGACGCAGGGTTTCAAGGTCATATGAAGATTAATGTTAAGAATGACCGTTTATCAATTAAGAAGAAAAGAAGAAGTCTAGCCTACTTAGATATTTCAGGCAAAGGCGTTTGGGAAACAAACAATAATAAAAAATATAAAATTGGAACATACCAAATCAACAAAGGCGACCGACTAGCACAGTTAGTTATCGTACCAATATGGACACCAGAGTTAGAAACAGTTAAGGAGTTTAGCAATGAAACAGCAAGAGGAGAAAAAGGGTGGGGTTCTAGTGGAACAAGATAAAGATATTCTCGAAAAAGTTAAGGAAGTGTTACAACGTGACTAAATACCTAATCAAACACACAACCCACACCACAGGCGAAACTTTCACAGACGTTGCTAAAATACGTGATAACGAAACGTATCAAGTGGTTGAAGCAGAGAGTAAGGAAGAGGCTGAGAGGATGGTGAATGAACCTAGAATGTTAGCGAATAGAGGGTTAGGTACAACTATTAAACATGAGCGTTTTACTGAAGAAGAAAAAGAAACATTATTCGGTAAAGATTATAAGAAAGGACAGTGACCAATGAGAATACTCAAAACATTACTAATCATTACCCTATACGAGTTAAGCAAATACGTTACGAATGAAATACTAATTAAATTATCTGCCAATGATGAGATAGATCAGTCGAAAGATTATGAGGTGAGCGAATGATGTTCAGTAAAGCGCAAATACGTTATGTCTGCGGTTGGTTATACACGTACGTATGGTTAAGAGTATCTAATATATGGTACGGAATCAAAAATATTTTATTAAAGATACCAGTTGAACATAGAGAGAATTTGTTAAGGGATGTGAAGTAACATGTGGATAATCATATCAATAATACTAGGTGCTATCGCTATTCTCTCTTTAATCTCTAACACAGTTAAGTCAGATAAGATACGTGGTCTTAAATACCAATTAGATTATAGGAGAAGTCAACCACAAAAGTTAATGATAGATACAGATAATAAAGTGGTAGTATATCAGTTCATGAATGGAATAAGTGAGGCTGCATTAAAACAATTTAAAGATAGCAGTAAAGCGTTGATAGACAAAGATTATTTAGTATTAGCTGTAGACGATACATTCGAAGTCAGTAATATAAAACTTAATGATGAAGAAATTGAGAAGGCTATGCAAGAGTGGAAGAGATTTAAAGATTAACTGGGAGGTAGCATATGTACACAAAAGAACAAATAAGAGACATGATTGATAACTTTAGAAGTACATGTAACACATTAGAAATGATACTACCAGATGTGGATAGTAATAGTATTGCGCAATATGGCATAGAAGCTACATTACCTAAACCACAAGGAGTTACTAATAGTAAGGTGGAATCAGTGATTATAGCTAGAGAGAAGGCACATAAACACATACAAAACAAGATGGATAAAATAGCCTTCATTAACAACTGCCAGAATAAATTGTGCGAGGATGACTTTATTTTCCTAGAAGTAATGAAGGGGTATAAACGCTACCAGATATTACCAAAGGCGGAGATGAATAAGAATAGGTACGATGAAAGGAAACGGGATATAGTTAACAAGATATACAATATGCAGGTGGCAGATTAGGACACATGTGACATATCAGGACACTTGTGACACTATTTCTAAATATATACTCTTATCGTATATAATTGACCTACGAGGTAAAACTCTTAGTTGTTATTAAATAGTATTACTATATTATATCGAGGACACACATTGTGTGTTCTCTTTTTTATTGTTCTCACAACATAAGCTCAAACATTATATATTAATAACTTATATGAATGTGAATGAACAATGATTGATCTAATCAACATTATTAAACATAAGAAGTTTAATCAGTTTAAGAGATTGATATAAACAAACATTATAAATAAGTTGATTAGAACAATTGATAAAGACAAAATGAATTGTTTTATTTTTTCGTCAGATTTGTTTTGTCTTTTCTTTTTATTATTAAACTAAATTAATTATTTAATTATAAATATAAATGAAAGAAGTTGATTCATTTGTCTTTCATTGAACCAAAGATTCGTTTAGGTAATAAGACGATGACACAAGACGAATACAATGCACAAAGGGAACGCAAAAGGCAACAGAATGCTATAAGGTATAACAGTAACGTAAGGTTCACTGTGGATAAGCAGTATAGTGACTTCTATAAGTCATCTGCATGGCGTAGAGTACGTAAGCAAGTGTTACTACGTGATAAGTACATGTGTCAGTCATGTTTGCGTAAAGGAATAGTTAAGTCTATTGATAGCAAAGAAAGGTTCTTCGTTCACCACATAGTGGAGCTTAAAGATGACTGGGAGTTACGTTTAAATACGGGCAACCTTGAAACAGTATGCGCTACGTGCCACATAGAGAGCCATAGAGCAACGAAATAGGGAGGGGGTCGAATAACCCCTTATGAACTATAAAAGCTCGTAATCGTTCGATGAGGTAAACGTAACCAAATTCTAGAAACTATAAATCTAAAACGTGATTATAAGGCAATTGGAGGTGTGTAAAATGGCTAGACCAAGAAAATTAAATGCTACAAAAACAGGAAATCATAATAAAGAAGAATTAGAACAACAAGAATTACGAGAAAATGGCTTAGAACAATTCAGTAAGATAGATGTGGATAATATACCTACAGATTTAACTGAGAATGGCAGAAAAGAATGGTTAAGGGTTGTGCCTTTATTACAACAATTGCCTATAGCTGAGTTAGATTACGATAGAATTAAGCGTTATTGCCAACTTGTCGCTATGACTGATGATGCATATGAACATATTATGCAATTTGGGTCAATTAATGACGAAGGTACAAAGCGTACACCTCAATATTTCACATATATGGATGGCCTAAAAGAATTAAAATCATTGTGTGGATCACTTGGAATGACTATTGACTCCAGAATGAAGTTAGTTGTGCCGACAGTTAGTGAAAAGAAACAATCTGTGTACGATATGTTTGGTGTTGATGACGATGACTAACGTGAAGTTATCTAAAGAATACGAAGAATTGTTAAATATACCCGATGAATACAAAGACGATGCATATAAGTATTGTGTAATGGTATTGTCGGGTACTTTTATAACTTGTAAAGATACAAGGTTAGCATGTGTACGACATTTAAAAGATATCAAACGTAGTATTAATGATGATAACTTTCCTTTTGTCTACAAACCTAAGCGTGCTAAGAAAGTTATTACGTTCATGGAGTCATTACCTGATACAAAAGGTAAGTTTCACAAGTTAGCATTATTTCAAAAGTTCATTGTTTCAAATGTTCGCGGTTGGTTTACTGAAGATGATTATTTACGTTACAAAAAAGCTTTTATATCGTTAGCAAGAAAAGGGGGTAAGTCACTTTTAGTAAGTGGTCTTGTCCTTTATTCGTTTTTATTCGATAAAGAACCTAGAGAAGGTAGACAACTATTCACAGCAGCAAATGATAAGAAACAAGCTAGTATCGTATTTAATATGGTTGCTAAACAATTAATGTATTTTGTATCACAAGTACCAGAAATTAAAAAAGATGTAAAAAAAGTACGTGAGTTATTACAAAATTTAAAAGATGGTTCGTACGTTATGCCTCTCTCTCGTGATACTGGTGCAGTTGATGGGTTTGAACCATATTTAGCAGTTATAGATGAATATCATGCAGCTAAAACGAATGAAATGGTAGAGCTTATTCAATCTGGTCAAGGTAACTTACTACAATCATTGATTTTTATAATCTCTACTGCTGGTTTCAATTTAAATGCACCTATGTACACAGATGAATGGCCATATGCTAAAGAGATTTTAGATGGTTCTTACACTGATGAAGAGTATTTTGCAGTTATTTACGAACAAGATAGTGAAGATGAATGGCAAAACTCATTAATGTGGGCAAAATCCAATCCACTTATTAATGAATCAGATGAATTAAAGGAACAAATCGAGACATTTTTACAAAAACGTGTAGATGAAGCGGTACAAAAAGGCACGATGTTTAAAGTTTTAGTTAAAAATTTCAATTATTGGATGCAAGCAAGTGAAGAAAGTTACTTGAATTTTGAGGATTGGAAGAAAAACGAAAGTGATTTTGATATAAAAAGAACTAAAACATATATCGGTCTTGATTTATCTCGTGCAGATGATTTAACTGCAGTGTCTTTTATACATTTAGACGAGCCAAATAAGCAGTATTTCATTACTAGTCACTCATTTGTATCAACAAAAGGTGGTTTACAAGCAAAAATTGAACGTGACTTAATAGATTATAGACAAATTGAACAACAGGGTTATTGTACGGTTACTGATTTACAAAGTGGAATCATTAATCCATTACAAGTATTGGAATATATAGAAAACTTTGTAAGAAAACATAATTTAGATGTTCAAGCGATTTGTTATGACCCTTATGCTATACACAGCTATTTACCTGAAATCGAAAAACGTAATTGGCGTTATGATCTAATCGAGATAAGACAAGGGCAACAAACGTTATCTAATCCTAATATTGATTTTAGATTTAAAGTAATTAATGGAGAAATTAAACATCACAAAAACCCTTTGTTAGATATCGCGATTAAAAATGCAGTTGCTAAGAATGTGAATGATGCAGTGATGATTGAGAAGAAAATGAATAGAGAAAAGATTGACCCACTTATGGCAACTATATTTGCATATGTGATTGCAAGTGAGCATGTGTGGGAGAAAAAACGAGCATTACCAGTATTCATTTAAGGGGGTGTATGCGTGAAGTTAACCAAAGATATATTAGTTATCCTAATCGTACTTATAGGCGTTGTATCAATCGCTTATGGTGCTTATTTAGCGTGGCAACCTCTTGGTTTTATTATAGGAGGCATATTGTTAACTGGATTAGCGATGACAATTGACGAGCCTTTCAAGAAGGGAGGTGGAAATAGATAATGGGAGTATTTAATTTTAATGGTTTCAAACGTAGTAATAACATATCAGTTGATAAAAATACATTACGAATGCTCACAGAAGTCAATGGTGTAGGTGGGATAACGTGGTCTGGTTTACAATCACTAAAAAATAGTGACGTGTTTACGGCTATCGATATTATATCTAAAGACATTGCATCAACGAGTATTAAATTTAATGATCGTGACAGTTATTTAGATGGTGATAAGAAGATACTTAAACTTTTGAATAAGCGACCTAATCCATATTTAGATGCATGGCACTTTAAATACATTATAGTGGCTAACATGTTATTAAATGGTAACTCATACATTGAGATTGTCCGTGATGAAAAAGGAGAGCCTATTGAGTTATACCACATGCAGAACAGTGCAACATCTATACAGCAAGTTGATGACCACATTAAGTATCACTATATAGATGAATTAGATGGTCATGTTCAGCTAGATGTGGAAGATGTATTACATTTTCGTATGTTCTCACTTGATGGTTTCAATGGTTATAGCCCTCTCTACTCTCTAATGAATGAGATAGGCATCTCAATGGGCAGTAAACGATTCTTAGATGACTTCTTTAAAAACGGTGGCACATCCACATCAATATTAACCTATGAAGAAGGTCGTTTCGACGATGAAGAATTAGCAGCAATGAAACGTAACTTTGCAGATAGTCAGTTGAGTAACAATGGTGGCTTTATCGCACTGGATGACACAATGAAATTTGAACGTCTGCAAGTACCTACTGAAGTGTTGAACTTTTTAAATAGTTATAAGTTTAGTACACAACAGGTTGCTAAAGCTTTTGGACTGCCAATGAGTAAGTTGGGTATCGAAACAGTTAATACATCACTTAAAGATTCCGGTATTGAGTATTACAGAAACACTTTATATCCAATCTTTTCAATGATGAACGCTGAAATCGAAGAAAAGTTATTTGTACAAGCACCATACGAAATCACACTTGATTATGACGTATCACGATTAATTGATAGTGATCCACAAATTAAATTGGAACGTGTAACGCAATTGTTCCAAAAGAAAATCATTACGCTTAATGAAGCACGTGCAGAGTTTGGTAAAGACCCAGTTGAAGGTGGTGACGAACCAATGGCAGACTTAAATACAATTCTCCTTAAAGATTTAGCGGCATATCAAAACAGTAAGGTTCAGAAGAATATCGATTCCCTACAAAAAGGGGGTGAACCGAATAATGTCGAATAGTCAAGTTGAAGCAGGTCAACAAGAAATGGTGGTTAAAGGATACGCTGTTATGTTCGATTTAGTTAGCGACGACTTAGGAGGGTTTAGGGAAATTATAAATCCGAATGCACTAAGCGAAGTAGATATATCGGATGTTAAATGCTTAATCAATCATGACTATAACCAAGTTATTGGACGCACACAGGCTGGAACACTTGAATTGTCGGTAGATGATAAAGGTTTGTTTTTTAAATGCTACTTACCAAACACATCATATGCAAAAGATATATATGAAAATATCAAAGCAGGAAATGTGAATCAATGTAGTTTTTTCTATACTTTAAAACCTAATGATAATACCGCAGCAAGTTGGGGCGCAATAGATGGCCACCGAGTGAAAATAATAAATAAGGTTGATAAATTGATTGAGGTAAGTATTGTAACAATACCAGCTTATCAAAACACTTTAGTTGAAGTTGGTCAGAGAGCAAAAGATTTAGATAGATTTAAACAGTTGGAAGAAATGAGAATTGAGTTTGATTTAGAAGGCTTGCGTATTGATACGTAGGCTATTTTTTATGCCAATTTTCAACAATAACAAGGGAGGAATACCTATATGGCAACACTTCAAGAACAAGCGAAGTCGATTAATGACTTAATTGATCAAGCGCAAAGAGCCGTTAATAACGGTGATGTTGAGACTGCTCGTAAGTTAAAAGAAGAAATTACACAAGCTAAAGATACTTACAACGAGCAAAAAGAAATTGTAGATTCTGTATCTGCTGAAGAAAAAATCAGCGGTGATTCAGAAGCACCAAAAGAAACAACAGAAACAGAAGAAAAGAACGACAAACCAGACGCTGAATCTGCACCCAAAAAAGATGCGGAAGTGAAACCGGAACAGGACAAAGAAACTAAAGCAGACGAGAAAGAAGTACCAGAAGAAAATCCAGAAACACCGGTAGAAGAAAAAACACCAGAAGAATTAATTGATGAAAAGAAAAAGAAACTAGGGGGCAAACGTTCTATGGCGAGAACTATTTTAGATAACAAAGACAACAAATTTTCAGAGGAAGCACAAAATTTCATGAAGTATGTTAAATCTAAAGGTGCGCAACGTGACAACGTTACATCAGTAGAAGCACAACCAATCATTCCAGAAGATATTAAATATCAACCAGAAGAATTACCAGAAACGTTCGTTGACTTGAAAAAATTCGTTAACGTTCAACCGGTAACAACTGCGTCTGGATCACATCCAATTTTAAATCCAGCACAAGAAACAATGGTAAGTGTGGAAGAATTAGCTAAGAACCCAGAGCTTGCTTCTCCTAAATTCACTGACATTGATTACAAAGTAAAAACTTATCGTGGTCAAATTCCAGTGTCACAAGAAGCATTAGACGATTCAGAAGCTAACTTAGCAAACATCATTGCTAAAAATAACGCACGCCAAGCAGTTAACACTACAAATAAATACATTGCTGATGTAATGAAATCATTTGAGCCAGTTGATACTGCTAATTTAGATGACATCAAAGCTATTATCAATGTAGACATTGACCCAGCTTACAACCTTTCATTAGTTGTATCTCAATCGTTCTACCAAGCGTTAGATACATTGAAAGATAAAAACGGCCAATACCTATTAAAACAAGATATCACTAGCCCAACAGGTACAGTGTTATTCGGTCGTCCAGTATTCATTATCAAAGATGAATTATTTGGTGCTAAAGGTGATAAAAAGGCATTTATTGGCGATTTAAACTATGCAGTATTCTTTGCAGATCGTAAACAAGCTTCTGTTAAATGGGTTGAAAATGAAATCTATGGTCAAATCTTAGCGGCTTATATGCGTTTCGACGTTAAAAAAGGCGTAGAAGAAGCGGGTCGTTTCATTACTTACACTGGTACTGCTGGCGACTTAGGTACAGGTTCTGAACCACAAGCATAATAGGAGGGATATGAATGGCTAAATTTAAAGTTGTAAAACCATACAATGATTTAGAGTTAGACAAAAAGTTGAAGAAAAATGACGAGGTAGAAATGACTGTCAAACGTGCTGAAGAAGTAGAAAATACTTTAAAAGCAAATGGTTTTGACGGTCCTTTTTTAAAACGTTCAGATAAAAAGTAGGTGATACGTGTGTATGAGCTTACATTAGAAAATATTAAGAATAGAGTACGAATTGACGTAGATTATGATGATGAAGAAATTGAATACATGTTATTACCAGCAGCTAAGAGAGAAATTAAAGGTGCTGTCACATCCAACGAGGACTTTTATAATTCTGACGAAGAAATAAAAGCCCTTTTTAATTTAGCTGTACTTAATACAATTGGTCATAATTATGAAAATCGTTCTACAACTACACAGTTTGAAAGAGTTGAGATTGCACGCTCGTCCCTAGCTCATATTCAAGCGTTAAGGGGTGAGTATGCAAAATGGAAATCGGCAAACTTAAACACAGAATAAAAATTTATACAGTCGAAAATACAATTAATGATGAAGGTGGTTATGAAGAAACACCTACTACTATTGCTACACCGTTTTGTGAAGTGTCAAAAACTACTATTAAAGAATTTAGAAATGAGGACCTAGACACAAGACGTGAAACGATAGTATTCATCATTCGTTATCGACAACAAACAGATATACATTCGGGATTATTTGTAGAGTTTAAAGGTAAGCAATATGAAATAAAAACTATTGAAACGGACTTTCAAGACATGGAACGCCAACAGTTGAAATGTGAGGTGGTTGAATGAAAAAAACACGTTATGACAGTGATAGAGATATATCAGAGAAATTAAATAAATTAGTATGGCAAAGTGAAAAAGAAGCTAAAAATGCAGTTACTAAAGCTACTAAGTTATATCAAAGTAATTTAATTATGAACACACCTGTAGCAGTTAAAAAAACACACTCTGCACATGCTAAGGATGTAACGAAGATTTCTGGGTTTAAAAGGGATTCAACATATCCAGTAAAAGAAGTAGGTTACGACAAAGCCAAATCTAGAAAAGATGCTGCTTGGTATATCCACTTCCCAGATGTTGGTACATCTATACGTGGCACTGTAGGTCAACCACCACAACATTTTTTACGTAAAACTCATGAAATGAGTAAAGGTCCTATATTGGCAATATACATGCAAGCATTTAGGGACATGTTGGATATTGACTAGGCATCCTATTGTACGTATGTGGGACGTATTGCGTAAAGATGAACAGTTGGTATCAATGATGAATGAAGTCCGTAAAACAAGCGCTAAACAGCCTTTAATATACACATTTGAAATACCCGAATCTTATCAAAAAACTGAAGAAGCACCATTCATGCGCTTAACAGAAATCATGAATGGCAATGCACTAGAAAACGATGGTGGCAGTAGTCATTATCGTTATTTATTTGCCGTTGAAACGTTTGGTAAATCAATCAATTCTGTTCATTCAATCAATGAACGTGTGGTTGAAATTATCGAAAGTATCAACGGTATTTGTTTTGAAAGAGAGCTTAGCAAAGATGAAGATTTCAATCTTTATAACCAAATGCTTAGTTTCAACATTATTTTAACTAAAAAGGAGCAATAAACTATGGCAGATAAAAAAGTAGCAATTACATGTGAAGGATTTATGATTCGTAAACAAGATGGTAACGGATTTGAAGCTGGAGAATTAAAAGAAGTAAAAGGATTACAAGAAATCGAACTAGAGTTAGAACAAGGTAATGAACCAGTATACGCTGACGGTGTTAAAAAATTATCTTTATTCAGTGGTATTACTGGCGCAACATTAACAGCTAACTTAATGGAATTAACTAAAGAAGAACGTAATGAAATCTTAGGTGTTAAAAATGATAAAGGGATTGAAATGTACACTTCTGATATGGTTCCTCCATATGTGTCTGCAACTTGGAAATATCGTTGTAACGATGGATCATTCATCTACTATGGTTTAACACGTGGTAATTTCAATATTCCAGGAACAAGCGCATCTACAATGGAAGATTCACCAGAACAACAAGACCAAATTGAAATGGAAGGTTCATTCATGCAACGTGACGAGGATAAACTTGTGTTTGCTCGTATTCACAGTGCAGACCCAGATTTCAATGAAGAGGATTTCTACAGAGCGATTCATGGTGAAGTGACGACTACACCGACTGAACCTACTGAAGAACCAGCAGCGTAAATTGATTTAAGGCGACTTTAACCGGTCGCCTATTTTTGTATACAAAAATAACTTATAAGGAGCTTATATAAATATGGCTAAAGTAACTTTAAAAATTGACGGTAAGAATAAATCGTTTGTGAAAGACAAATTAAATTTAGGTGCAATGAAAGCACAAGCAGAGTTCGAAGAAACATTGCAAGGTGGATTTAGTTTTATGAATGAAATGCAATTGTTATATCGCAAACACAGAAAAGTATTAAACGAACATGAAAAAATCGAAAACAAACTTGCAGAAGTTGAAACAGATGAAGAACGTGAAGGTTTATTTGAACAAATTGAAAAAATTGAAGAAACAGATGAATATAAAGCGTTCGAAAATGAAGCAGATGAATTACGTGAAAGAGCAGAAAAAGATACGTCAATGCAATCATTTGAAGTATACGATGCTTTCGCTAACTTACTTGTGAAAGTATTCGATGAAAAATTCACTGTTGATGAAGTATTCGATGGTTTGGAAGTTGAAAACTCACTACCAGAAACGTATAGCAAAATATTCGCTAACAACGATACGGGAAAGCAAACGAAAAAAGCGAGTACAACAAAGGCAAAACAGCCAGCGAAGTCGTAGAGGATATTTATGAAGTTTATCGGCACTTTATTGAGGATGCACAATATAAACCTCATGAAGTTGACCAACTCGTTATGGAAGACTTCAATAAAATATTTGCTACTAAGAAACGTAAGAAAAAGGCTTCTAAAGTTGCTAAGTCTGGCGCACTAAGTCCAGAACAAATGATGGCGATGTTATAAAAAAGGTGGTGAGAGAATGACAGAATTTAATTTAGGAGCCGAGGTGTCGATGGATGTTGACCCCTTAAAAGCATCCAAAACCACAATTGAACGTAACTTAAAGGCAATTAATAAATCGTTGCGTGATCAACGTAAGGAATTCAAACAAAATGAAGTTAGTGCAGAATCTCTAGCTAAGCAAGAAACAGACTTAGGTCGTGCAGTTAAATTGCAAGAAGGTTTGTTGAAACAACGAAATAAAACATTAAACGATATGCAACGACAAATGAAACAAAGTAACAATGTAACTGACGAGCAAAAAATTAAATTGCAAAATGCTAGCAGAGCAGTACAACAAGCTGAAAATCAGTTAAATAGCTATGAAAGCGAGTTAAAACAAACTCAAACTCAACAAAAGCTACTCGGACGTTCTACTGACCAAGTTAAAAATAGTCTAGGTCAATTACGTAACGAAGCTAAATTAACTGAAATGAGATTTAAACAATCCGAAAAAAGTGTAAATGGATATAAAAATAGGCTTACTGAATTGAACCATACAATGGAGAAACAAAAGGCTCATACTGATTTACTTAAAGGTAACTTGCGAGAGTTAGAACGCGCTCAACAAGGTAATAGTAGAGAAGCTAAAGGGCTTAGAAACGACATTATTAAAGAAGCTATAGCATTCCAAATATTACAAGGTCGCATTGACGAAACAACAGATGAATTAAGAGAGTATCAACGTCAACAAAGATTAATGGGTACTGCTACAAATGCATGGGTAGGCGCTCGTGAACAAATGGACCGTATCGCCACAACTTTGCGTAGTTTAGGTGAACTAACACAAGGTATTGTTGGTGGCGTTATGACTACTCACTTCTCTGCTCTCGTTCCTATCCTAGGTTCGCTTGTTAGTTTAGGTGCAGGACTAGGTGGCATGTTGGTGGCATCTGCTGGTGGCGCAATAGCTATGGGCGGTGCATTTGGTGTTGCTGGTATAGCTGTTAAAGCATTTGCTGGTCAAGCAACATATGCATTAAAGATGCTTGAAGATGGACAGTTAAGAGTAACAAAAGAAGTTAGTGCGTACCAAAAAGCTTTATCAGGTTTGAAAACATCATGGGAAGGATTAATTGCACAAAATCAAGCAGCTATATTCAATACTATGACAAATGGTATTAATACTGCTAAATATGCTTTAACCACACTCAACCCATTCCTTACTAAGACTGCAACCCAAATAGAAACAGCAAGTGGCAAAATGTTAAATTGGGCTAAAACATCTTCAGTAGCTAAACGTGCGTTTGACATATTAAATACACAAGGTCCTAAGATATTTCAAAATTTACTTAATGCTACACAAAGTTTTGTAAATGGCTCTGCAGCGTTATTCAATAAATTAAGCCCTTTATATATTTGGGGAGCAAAAGGTTTTTCAAATATGGCTAAGAGTTTTAATAATTGGGCTAATTCTGTGCAAGGATCTAAAGCAATAAACGGTTTTATTGAATACACGAAAACTAACTTACCTATCGTAGGTAGTATATTTGGAAATATATTTAAAGGTATTATTAGTCTATTCCAAGCGTTTAGTGGTCATTCTCACAATGTACTATTAGGTATAAAAGATGTGACTAAAGGCTTTGCAGAATGGTCTGAAGGACTGAAGAAATCAGATGGTTTCCAAAAATTCATTGAGTATTTAGAAGTTAATGGTCCTAAAGTTTGGACGTTAGTTAAAAACATCACTTCTACACTATGGGGATTAGCTAAAGGTATGGCACCAGTTGGTTCTGCAGTATTAAGTATAAGTGGTGCGTTCTTCAAATGGACTGCCACAATGACTAATGCTCATCCTTTGATAGGTAAGATATTAGGACTACTAACTGCATTCGGTGGTGTAGCTTTATTAGCAGCTAAACCAATACTATTGTTTAGAGGTGCTTTGTTAGGCGCTACTGGTGCTACTAAATTGTTTGGAAAACGTGGGGCTTTTGCAAGAATACAATTAAAATTACTACGCATTGAAACAAAATTAGCGACGTTACACACAAAACTTTTTGGTAAAGAAAGTTTATTAGCTTCAGCTAAAATGAAAATTGCAGCTGCAGCAACTAAAATTTGGACAGGAGTTACAAAAGCAGCAGCATTAGCGACTAAAGGTTTAGGTTTAGCAATTCGCTTTTTAACAGGACCAATTGGTATTGTAATTACTGTTATAGGATTACTAGTCGCAGGGATAATATATCTGTGGAAGAATAACGAAGGCTTTAGAAATGCAGTTATAACTGCATGGAACGGTATAAAAGCAGTAGCTATTTCAGTATTTGGATTTATAAAACCATATGTAATTGCTATTTGGAACGCGATCAAAACTTCAACCATAGTAGTGTGGAACACTATCAAAAAAACAGCTATTACAGTTTGGAATGCAATAAAATTTGCAGTACAGAATCCGATTAAAGCATTGAAGATTGTATTGACTGTATATTGGACTGCAATAAAAACAGTTGCTATAAAATTATGGAACGCATTGAAAACAGGTGTTGTAAATGTAGTTAAAGCGTTGGTTAAAGGCATTAAGTGGTATATAAACACTGTTAAAACCGTTATATCGACCGTGTTCAACGCAGCTAAAAATATAGCTATTAAAATATGGACTTTAATAAAGAATAGAATAATTTCTAGCGCTAAAGCAATTTGGACTGGTGTGCGTAATACATTTAATGCATTGAAAAAAGGCGTATCAGCAATATTTAATGGTGTTAAGAATTTTGCTATAAAAGTTTGGACAACTCTTAGGAATAAAGTTGAACATAATGCTAAAATGTTGTGGATTTACGTTAAAGCGGTATGGACAGTTTTGGGTAGAAAAACAAGAGCAATTTTTAATTCTGTTAAGAATTTCCTTATAAGTGTTTGGAATAACATTAAAAATAGAGTAGTAAATTTCGCCAAATCTCTATGGAATGGTGTTAGAAATACGTTTAACTCATTGAGTAAAGGCACGCGAAACATATTTAACTCCGTTAAAAAATTCGCATTCAATTTATGGAATAATTTAAAAAATGGCGTTGTATCAAGAGTGAAATCGTTATGGTCTGGTGTACGTAATACTTGGAATTCTCTTAAAAAAGGAACTTCAAATATCTTTGGTGCTGTTAGTAGATTTATGAAAGATAAGTGGAACGGTATTAAATCTAGCACAATTAATATCGCTGATGCCTTAAAAGACAAAGTAACAGGTGCATTCGGAAAAATGCGAGATGTGCTTAAAGGTATTATTGATAAAATTAAAGGCTTTATCGGTGGAATGGTAGACACGGTTAAAAAAGGTTTGAACAAATTAATTAAAGGTGTAAACACAGTCGGTTCAAAATTAAACATGCCTAAGATAGACCCAATTAATTTCCACACTGGTACTACACATACAACAACTAATTTAGTGAAAAATGGCAAATTAACTAAAGATACTTTAGCTACTGTGGGAGATAAAGGTCGTGGTAATGGTCCTCGTGGTTTTAGACACGAAACGATTATACCTCCAAATGGCAAACCATTTATAACACCAAATAGAGATACTACAATACCAATTAAAGCTGGTAGTGCCATTATGAATGGTGCACAAACCCACTCGATGTTGAGTAGTGCTAATCCGATGTTTTCGAAAGGAACTATACCTAAATTTGCAAGCGGTACTGGTTTAGGTATGTTTGGTGGCGGTGGTAAAAAAGTCAAAAAACATAAACATGGTGATAGTTTAGTCGGCGATGTAATAGGTGGTGCTAAAGCAGTGAAAGGCACAGTTGTCGAAGGTGGTAAAGCTGTTGTTAGCAAAACACTAGAAGGCGCAGCTAAAGGTAAAAAATGGCTTGATGACAAAATCGGCGATGTTATGGATTGGATTGATAAACCTGGTAAATTGTTAGATAAAGTGCTAGAAGGTATTGGTTTAGACATCAATGGCTTTGGAATACCTAAAGAAGCAAGTTTACCATTCGACATGATGAAAGGTATGTTTGGCAAACTTAAAAAAGCAGCTATCGATACTTTTACATCTTGGTTTGATGAACAAGGTGGTGGCGATGGTGGTTATATAGACTTGTCTAAAGGTATCAATTTCCCATTTAGCCCACATGGTAGAGCTCCGGGTTATCCGTTCCCTTATCCTCATAACGGAATAGATTTAAATTATGTATATGACAAGCTTTATTCTGTCGCTTCCGGTAGAGCTACTACAAATACTACTGCAGGTGGTTTTGGTAAACATGTAACTATTGCAAATGGAGCAATGAAATACATTTATGGTCATATGAGTAAATTTGGTTTTAGTGGGAGTAAACAAGTGAAACCAGGGGATTATTTAGGAGTTTCAGGTAATACCGGGATGTCATCGGGACCACACTTACATTTCGAGGTTCAGAAAAATGGCAAACCAATAGACCCGCTTAAATGGTTGAAAGAAAATGACGGTGGTGGCAAGGGTTCTGGTAAATGGAAAGGTACCGTTAAGAAAGCACTTAAAATGAACGGCTTGCCAACTTCTGCTAAATATGTAAACGCATGGCTAAAACAAATAGAAACAGAATCTAGTGGAAACGCAAAAGCTATGGGTGGTACAGATGGACTTGCAGACGGTAGAGCGCAAGGTTTAGTACAGGTTAAACCAGGAACATTTAACGCCAACAAATTTAAAGGTCATGGAAACATCATGAACGGATTAGATAACTTACTAGCTGGTATTCGTTATGCACATAGAAAATATGGTAACGGTGGTTTAGGAGTAATTGGTAAAGGTCATGGTTACGCAACAGGTACTAACAACGCTAGACGTGGATTTAACCAAGTATTTGAAAAAGGTGGAGAAATCATGCAAATGCGTGGTGGCGAAACTGTCATTCCTAATGACGTTTCTATCCAAGCGTTTAAACAGATTGCCACTAGCGATATATTCAGTCGTACTCAATCTGCTGTGTATGATGCTATTAGCCAATATGCAGACCAGTTGAGAGAAAAACAACAAGTAGCTACACGTGAGCAACAAGAATTGAGTCGCTTAAGCAGAGAGAATACAGCAGTTAAGGAACAGAATGGCATATTAAAGGAAACATTAGAAACTATGAAAGCTATTCTAGGTGAATTAACAAACGTTAAATCTACTAATGAGCAAATACGTGATAAAGATTACTTCCCAGATAGTCGCACATTAACTAAGAAACATAATGAAAATATGGCATTAAATGCAGCAACACAATTAATGAGATAAAGAGGTGAATAACATTTGACCTTTACACTGTATGACCCAAATATGAACAAATTAAACTATCCGGTGGGCGTTCGCCCGCTGGATTTACTTGTTTCATCTATAGAAAAGGAACGCAAAGAACAGCAAATAGACGGTGTGCCAGGTGTAGTAGATTACGGTTACAACTATAAAGGTAGAGAAGTCAAAATGAACTTCATGACTGAACATTATCATGGAACTTTTGACCACAGGTTACAACGTGATGAAATCTACAATTTATTTGATAGTTACCCATTTTTATATGTAAGTGATGACACAGTACCATCAAGAGTATTAAAAATAACAGTCGATGGATCGTTCACACCAGAACGTTACGGTTACTGGTACTCAACGTTTGAAGTTGACGCACGAGTAACAGGCATACCATTTTGGCGTACGAAATACACTACACAAGATATCGAAACTAATGGATATAGTGGGTTAGTTGAAAAGTTTGGTACTGCTGATGGAATAAATGCAGATAACACTAAATACACGTTCACAGAAACAACTTTCAAAGTGTGGAACGGTGGAAATGTAACGGTTGACCCACGCAACATGATGTTAAATATCCGTTTATATAGATTGGTTACAGATGGAAAATTCACAATGACCAACAAAACAACAGGAGAAGTATTCAAATACATCGCTGTAAGAACAGGTAACACAGTCGATTTAAATGGTGTTAAAGCATTGGTTGGTTTAGCGTCGAACAGACTTAGAGAAACCAACAGAAAATTCATAAGTCTAGTACCGGGAGAAAATGAAATAACGATTAGCGGGGGAACGGTTGATAACATTCAATTCGATTTCCCTTTTTATTATAAATAAAGGGTGATTAAATGGCTAGTAGACATGTATTAGATGGTTTTTGGGATAGAAAAAATGTGAACGGAGTTAATAATAACTTCGTTTTTCTTTTTAACCAAATAAGCGAATTACTAACAAATGTAAGTAGTATAGGTAATGATTTAAATACAAAAGCACAAACATATGAAAATAACTTTAAATATCTATTTGAAAGCGTAGAAAAGACATTACAAATTAGTTCAGACGCTGAACAAGCAATCCAACAAGCACAAGAAGTAAACGCAGAAAACAAAAGTGTTCAATCGCAGATAGATCAGTTGATTATTGATAACGGACAAAGTGATGCGGAAGTCACACAGGCACGCGTGGACATTAACGGTGTAGCTAGTGACACATTAAAAGAACGTATTGATAAGGTGCAAACTGGTGTTATAGACGCATCACAAAAGAGTGCCTTATACGATAAGTTATACGGTACATTAACTAATTTAAAAGTACCATCTGATTTAAATATTGCAGTGCCATTCGGCGTACAGTCCGCTTTGAATGGTGATGTGCAAGTAAACTATGATGTTGGTGTAAATAAAAACGCAGTAACTAAACGTTACTATGTTGATGTTAACAACGGTAGTAATTCAAACGCTGGTACCGAATCATCACCATTTCAATCTATTAATAGAGCATTACGATATGCTGATGCAGATGAAATTGTGGTACAAGAAGGAGCTTACGGTTGGACGCATGGTTTTAGTGGATTTTCACAAACGAAACCTTTCAACTTAATTGGAAAAGGTAAAGTTTTGGTTGGCGCACATCGTGATGGTGTTACGTGGACACAAAACTCTACTTATACAAATGTTTATCAAACTAACCAAACCAATGTTACTGAAGTTGTTGATTATAACAATATTAATGATATTAAGTTTTTAACTAAGCGTAATAGCGTACAAGAAGTATCGGACAACGCTGGGTCTTATTACATCGACAGTTCTAACAATATATATGTACGCACACATGATGATAGAGTGCCGGATGACCAAATACTACCGAACATGTTTAGTGACGCAGTTAAAATTACAGATACGCCTAAAGTATATTTTGAAAATGTTAGATTTACAAATAGTGTTAAATTATCAGCAACTAAAACTGGAAATAAATTCTTCGCAAAAGATTGTTTCTTTTCCATTGGTAGTGGTGGTAACGCATTAAGTATTGAGGGTTATGATTACAATATCTTACAATCATGCGTGGCTAAACATGCAACGATGGATGGTTTTAACTACCACATTAAGAACGGTATTCTTCCTAAAGTCATTGAAATTGATTGTATTGGTTTTGATAACGGACGTAATGGTGCAGACCAAAATAACGGTTCAACTATGCACGATGGGGGACAAATAATCCGTATCGGTGGAGAGTATCACAACAACGGTGGACCAAACGTAATTGATGTCAACGAAGGTACAGTATCAGTGAACATAGGTGTACATTCTCATAGTTCACGCGCTACAGCTGGAACTATATCAAACACAAGTTTTAAAAATGGTAACGTTGGTAAATCTAAAATGTACTTATTCAACTGTGTATCAAATGATAGCGATTATTCAATTGTCACTGCAACTACAGAAGGTAGTATCACATCGGTTGAAAACTCATTATTACTAGAACCAGAAACCACTTATTAATAGTGGTTTTTTCTTTTGAGAAAGGAGAGTGATAAGTATTGATGTTTATTAGAGATTTAAATGGCGAAGAATATTTCTTACAAGGGGTCATCAAGCACGATCAAGAATTAAACGGTGATGAACGTATCGATATCGATATAGAATACACTGATATAAATAGTGAGTTTTTAAGTAAACAAGACGATTTAAAGATGTGGATTATCCTATTTGAAGGTAAAGAGTACCGTATCATATCCAGTAAGCAAACTGGTTTCGGTGATAAATATCAAATATCAGTTACTGCTATCCTATATATGCTTGATTGGTTAAATACAAGTCGTATATACCAACGTATAGATGAAAGTTTAACCGTTACAGAAGCTTTTAACATTGTGTTTGACGATACACCTTTCACTTATTCCACAGTGGAAGCAGCACCAAGTAGTCGTTTTGAAGGTATTGGTGAAGGTGAAACACGACTTGAAATATTTAAAACGTTTATCGACCGATATGGCTATGAATTTAACATCGTTGGAAATGTAGTTTATCTACAGAATAGATTAGGTAATGATGCTAACTTTGAATATCGTTATAAAGTTAATACGCAAGACATCACAAAAGAAGTAGACGCATCTGAAATGTGGACGCATGCTAAAGGCTACGGTAATTATTCAGATGATGACGAAAATACGGATGTTATTGATAAAGCTAAATTAAAACGTGAATATACTTCTCCACTTGAAAAAGTTATAGGTATGCGTAGAGAGGCACCACCTATTAGAGATGGACGTATAACGAATCAATCAACTATGGACGCTAACCTAAAGAAAAAAGTTGATGAAAGTATGCAAATTTCCTTCACTGCTGATATATACGATATGTCACAACAAGGTTATAACTACCAACACGCTGTTATAGGCGATAGAGTATTCCTAGTTGATGAACGTATTGGATTAGATACTGAAATACGTGTAGTTAAAATATCGAAGTCTGTTAATGACCTAGAACAAATACTAGACATGGAAATCACATTCGGTACAGGTAACATGGCAGACCAATATGGTAGTAACTTATCCACTGCTGCCAAAGATATAGCCGACTTGATACAAGGTCGTAAATCGCTACCTTTTCAAGCGTTAGATATCATTAGCAAATCAATGGTGACTAAGATACAAAATACTACGAGTGAAATTATCTACGATACAAATGGTCAACATTTCATGGATAAAACCAACAATAACAACATTATGACTATGAATAGTAGTGGTTTGTTATTGTCCACGGATGGAGGAAGGACTGCTAAAACTGCAATCACTGCAGAGGGCATTGTTGCTGATACGATTACCACAGGTACGTTGAATGCTAATTTGATTAGTGTCCGTGGAGGAGATAACAGTAAATTTGTAGAAATAAAAAATGATGAGATGACATTGTTCGGTACTTTCAAACGTACATGGCAAAGCAATACAACGACTAACAACGTATTTACTAGATTTAAAAATGGTCACTTAAGATTTAGAAACAACGATTTAGATCGTTCTATTTACTTTTCTGATTTTGGCATTTCCACATATCTTGACGGAGATAGTTCTGACGCTTCCGGTACGTTAGAGTTCTTTGATTATACTTACAGTGGTGCACGTGGTGTAACACTTAATTCCGGTTTAGGTGTAGTAGCGTTAAGGACAGACTCTAACAGAATATTACTGGATTCACATGCCACTGTGAACATTGAAAGTAAGACATCTAGTCTCTACTTCAGACCAATGAGCGATAGTAGAGTTGGACGCAATGAGTTCAGAATGTGGGTTAAAGATAATTCAGGTGCTAGTGATACTGATGGTATATTATCTTACGGTTCAATTACTTCCGGTTCAAATTATGGTAGTGGTTTGCGTTTCGATAAATCATCTTCAACCAATTATGTTTATGCTACTAACAATAATGGCGATATTGGTTCGGGTGATTTTTATGCCAGAGACTTATATGGAATGTTAAAAGCTAAAGCAGATAATCAATATATTGGTGTAAATGCTGCGTTACGTATAACTGACATGAAAGGTTATAACGATGGCAATGTTAATTACAAAGACTTACAAGTCAAAGATATTCAAGCTGGTTCTATTCGCACACATGATGGTAATTTCTACATTGGCGTATCAACAAATGAACTAAGAGTTACTAACAACCTTTTATATAATGGTGGAGATATTGGTTATAAACCAGTAAGAGCCTCAGACTTTAATAACGCTTCTTTAGAAGAATACAAAGAAAATATAAATGAATGGAATTTCGATGCTTTAAGTGCAATTAATAATGAAACACAATTATATTCGTTCAATTACAAGTCAGACGAAAACAAAGAAACAAAATACGGATTAGTTATCGGAGAAGGTTATAAAACGCCTAGCGAATTAACGAGTGGAGATGGTGTGAATATATACGGAATGACAACGTGGGCATTCAGAGCAATTCAGCAATTAACTAAACGACTGGAGGAATTGGAAAATGAACGAACAACAAATGGATGATAAGGATTTAAAAATTGCTTTTCAACAAAATGAAATGGCAAGGTTACAAGATGTCGCTATGAATTTACAGGTAGAGTTGGAAAAATTAGCAAGAGAAAATAAAGAGTTGAAAGAGTCGCAACCCGAATAGGTTGTGGCTTTTTATTTTATAGAAAGTGGGTGAATCTATGGAAGGTAAATTTGAATTACCACAAAAACAAGCTACTTTATCTTTGTTTGGTTTAGGTGTGTTTGTTGATATAAGAGGTATGTATTGGTTTGTTAATCAAGAATCTGTATTAAATGAAAGTGAGTTCTACAAAGCGCTACATGAAGTTATGCCTATATGGTTGTGGGGACTCTTATTGCTTATTTTCGGCACATCCTTAATTCTCTCAAGTTTGTTTTTCGGTAAACGTTCTATTAACAATGTTTCCAATTACTTTATGTTAATAGGTGGAACAGGAAGCGCAATAATTCATTTCCTTATGGCTTCCGCTGGTATATATAATGCGATAAATTGGTTAACCCCAGCTCAATTTGTCGTTATGACAGCGTGGCTAGGTTTTGTTGGTTTTATGGGTGGTGTAGATATTTATGGCAGAAGATAAGTATGTACTACGTCATGAATGGGAAAACTCGCGGGGGAAGATTCACCAACGAATTAATGATGTAGACAAAAAGCATACAGATAGTTATAACCAACTTTTGAATAAAGTAGACCAACAAACGTTATTACAACAAAAGTCTTTTGAATCACAAGAAAAGTCAGAAAAACATTTAGAGAAGATAAGCGATTCTTTGACCACAGTTGGTACAAGAGTTACAGATTTAGAGTATAAGACACAAGCACATGGAGAAAAAATAACAAACTTACAAGGTCAATTAGACGCAGAGATGAAAGGTAACAGAGATGTGTTAATAAAAATGATTGGTACAGCAGGCGTCATTTTAGTTCCACTTATTGGGCTTGTAGCACAATTTTTTAGATAAATTAGAGTCGGCACATTAGTGTCGACTTTTTATATTAATTAGGAGGAATTATAAATGGAACAAATTATCGCATTTGCTGGGATTATCTCAGTTATCACAATCGCATTAACGGAAGTTATTAAAAGAACGAAGACAATACCTAAAAACTTTATACCGATTGTTTCAATGGTAATTGGAATACTCATAGGTGGTATAACAATATTTATACCAGAAATTGTAAGTGAATTATCGGTAGCTGGTCGTTTACTAGCAGGGTTAATAAGTGGACTCATGGCTACAGGTATTTGGGAAACGTTCAAGAATAAAAATAATAAACAATCAAATCAATAATCAAATATGGTCATGACAGAGCAGTCATGGCCATAAATTATATTAGGAGGAATTTAGTATGGCAGAGACATGGAAAGGCGTACCAGTTAGATATCAATTACTAACAATTGGTACAAGAAGACCAGGCAAGAAATTAAGACAAGGAAAACCAGAATTTTTAGTTGCCCATGATACAGGTAACCCAAATTCAACAGCACAGAATAACGTAGATTATTATGAAAATACGCATAACATTCAACAAGGTATTGCGTCAGCACATATCTTTGTGGATGACAAAGAAGCAATTATTTGTATTCCAGTTACAGAAGTTGCTTATCACGTATTACCTAGCACTACAATAGATAACGCTTGGTACGGTGTAGATGCAAATGATGGTGCAGCGGGCGTTGAGATTTGTTATTTCACAAATAAAACACGTTCACAAAAATCATTAGATAATGGTGCTCGTGTATTAGCTTATTTGGCTGAATATTGGGGCATTGATTACAAAACAAAAATGCCAGGGCATCAAGATATTCAATTTGATAAATCAGACCCAGGTAATGCATTACAATCTTCAGGATATGGACGTGCAACGTCAAACCTAGATAGCATCGTAGCTAAATATTATAAAAAAGATGAAAAACCAACAGAGAAAACGAAGTGGGATTGGGCAGGTACTTATTACCCACAACCTACAAACGATAAAGGAATTAAAGTAAGGAAATCACCAAGTACCAGTGGTACTTTAGTAGATAAAAATTCATGGTTATATAGTAAAGACGATTGGGTTAATTTTGACCAAATTATCAAAGCCGATGGCTATTGGTGGATTCGTTTTAAATATGTACAACCTGGTTCAAGTAAAGATTATTTCTATTGTGCAGTATGTCGCATTACTGATCCACAAGAGAAAATTAAGAATGAAAAGTATTGGGGAACAATTACTTGGAAATAAAAGATTAAGTCGGCACATTCGTGTCGGCTTTTTATTATTAAATGGAGGTAATATTATGGTAAATGCAGTAATGACAAAAAATGAATTTTTAGTTTGGTTGAATAATTCAATTGGTAAACAATATGATTTTGATGGTTGGTATGGTTTTCAATGTTATGATTACGCTAATGCAGGTTGGGCTCAATTATTCCCCGGTACATCTTTACAAGGCGATTACGCTAAAGATATTCATACAGATAATCAAGCGTTACTAAAGGATAGAGCGAAAGTTTATAAAAATACATTAGATTTCTTAGCTTTACCTGGTGATATGGTTATTTTTCCTTACACGTATGGAGATGGTGCTGGTCATGTAGGATTTGTAGTATCAGCAGATTTAAATCAACTAACGATTGTCGAACAAAACTGGTTAGGTGGCGGTTGGACAGAAGGGCCAGAGCAAGGGGGTACAGGTTGGGAAAAAGTCGCACAACGTGTACATCCATATGACCCTAATATGTACTTTGTGCGTCCTAACTTTAAAGCAGCAGAAAAAATTACATGGAATTGGTCAGGACGTTTTACAGCTAACACAACGATTAAAGTAAGACGCAGTGCTGGATTAAAAGGTGAAGTTGTGGATAGTGGTTCATGGATTTATGCGAATGAATGGGTCGACTTTGGAAGCATAACTAAAAAGGATGGTTATTGGTGGATTAAATTTAAATATCCAACAAATCCAAGCGCTGGGTATTTCTACTTAGCTGTATGTAAGATTACTGATAAAGATGAAAAAATAAAGAACGAAAAATATTGGGGAGAGATTAAATGGAAATAATGTGTTAAAATACACTTGCGGTTGATGAACAACCGTACTATTCATATTTGTTGAAATCTTCATTGAGGCACCTCTTTACAGGGGTGTCTTTTTTATGTTATAAATCATTTAAGCAATATATTATTGCTAACCATTCAAATATACCTTATTAAAAGAAGTAGATACGTTGTCCCGTGTCTGCTCTTTTTATTTATCACTTGTAAATTATAGAATATTCTGATAATATATACATTGTGAACTTCTTACCTTTCAAAAAGATTTCTATATTATATCTCTGACAGGCACTTATGTGTCTGTCTTTTTATTTATGTGGTAGAATATATATGTAGGTTGCCCCCTTAGCAGCCTATAACCTTAAATATATTTTTTCACAGCCACCCTTATGGGTGGTTTTTTTATATTACTGATGATATAATTTATCTAGTTTCTGATTATAGAGACTTCCTTTAAGATGGCGGTCGTTAATTCGGCCGTCTTTTTTATGTTATAATAAACTTACCACGTGATCATATTAAGGGTAGGCACTTATGTGCTTGCCCTATTTTTGTGTTATAGTTATTTACATGTACAAGTCCTTTCCCGAATAGTTTTAATATCCGCCACTCACACATGTCACTGGGTGATTGTTATGTTAGTAAAATTAACACAAATTTTGAAAAAATGATTTTTCATCATACACTAAACTTGGCTAGTAAAAAACTAGTACATTTTACCACGTGTGATAATGATATATTTTTAACAGTCCGCTCCCCGGGGGCTGTTTTTAGTTTATTATTAGTTTATGGTAAGCAAATTGGGGTATATAATTGTCAAGCGACGTGGAACGCTTAACAAAGTGTAATAAATTAGCCTATCTGATTAGATAGGCTGTTTTTTTATTTATTTAAAAACTCATTGAGTATTGGGTTGTTACTTTCTTTTTCAACAACCACTGATAGATCTTCGGTTACTTCTTCTTTTATATCTATTACTTTTTCTTCGATTAAACTTTCAACTCGATTAGCTACTTCTTTTGTATTCCAACCTATTTTTTCAATTTCTTTTTTATAATTCAT